TGTTCAGTCCATTCAATAGTTTTAACTGTTTCCTTTTCACCAGCGAATGCCAAAATTCCAGGATCATCTTTAACTTCATCAAACATTTCTCCCAATTTCCCTTTAGAATAAGTTCCAAATCTAGTTGAAACGCTTCTGCGTGGAACAAATTCTCCATCAATTATTAAACCATCTTCTCCTGGTTGTCTATATGCATGATACTTCCAAGAACACGCCTGATAAATTCCTCCATGATGTTTTTGTGTAGCATCTGCATAAGAAATCGCAATATCATAACCACCTTTTCTCCTTAAAGCTTTGATAGTTTTTGATATAAGCCAACTAAGAGGTGCTTTAATACTTTCTTTCCTAACTAATCTAACAAGTTCAATAACATTAACTTTCTTCACTGACCATGTATTATTATTAGACAACGCAAAAAAACATGCAGCAACAATTTCTCCTTTATCACCAAATAATCCACCATTTAAATGAAGACTTCCAACTAAAATTGGATTATTATGACATCTTCCAGAATAATGATATTTTAAAACAAGATCTCTGGCGGGTTTTCTTTCACCCGTATAAAAGTGAAAATCAACTCCTTCATGATTTATACTGTTTGTCATAATTAAATTTCAACAGCTCTAATAAATGTATGATCTGCATATTTTGTTTTATCACTCATATTACCTGAGGGATATGTAGTTATACCAAACACAATTTGTTTCGCTTCTGTTATAGTATCTGCTTGAATTTCAGATTTAACAATTTGTCCTTCTGGTGATTCTATTACAACCATATATTTCATATCTTTCTCCAAGAATTTAATTTAAGAGTGGCTACTGGACCTTTAAATGTATTTTCATCTATAATTGATTTTATTTTTTCTTTTTTTATTCCAGATATTATTATATCATTAATATCTTTAAATTTCAAGTTAGAAGGCCAAATACATACAGAATTATTCTGAATTATTTGCTTCTCTAATTTTTTAACAATTTCATTATTTCTTGGTTCATTGTCATATACAATAACCTTATCTTTAATAAAAGACAAATCAGAAATATCTGATCCAGCCATTGCGATACAATTATCCAGAAACATAGAATCAATTGGACCCTCTACTACATATACATGTTTGTTAATATCAACTCTATCAAGTCCAAATATCTTTTTAAAATCTTCACTAATTTTAATTGTGATATATTTTAATTCTGATTGATCTAATGCTCTTCCTTGTGCGCCTATTAAATTTCCCTTTTTATCAAAAAATGGAATTACTAATCTAGAATCTTTTTCTTGTAATTCATATTTTGTTCCTTCTACAATACTATTTACCCATTGTTTAAAGTCATCAGTATAATATAATAAAGAATGAAAATTGAGAGGAACTTTCCTATTTAACACATATTGTTTAGCATAATGTTCAACAGGAAGAGATCTAATATTTGGTAATTTTATTTGATGTTTCTTTTTAAAGGAAGGTCGCCTGAATTCATATTTTGGTTTTTCTTTTGGTTTTGTATATCTATTTTCTCCATCTTTATAAACCTCAAGAACATACTGTTTATGTATATCTACACTTAAAAATTTTACAAGATTAGATACAGATCTACCATCACCACAATTATGACATTTATAGAATAATGCATTTTGTTTTCTATAAACATATCCTCTAGCCTTAGCTTTATTCTTTTGAGAATCTCCACAAATAGGGCAGCGAAAATTCCAAAGATGTTCTCCCTTTTTCTTAAATGATCGTAAATGTGAAGAGGCTAGATTTAGATATTTGATATCAGTAAAAATACTCATTAGTTTTTCCTTTAGAGAATATATTATTAATTATACTCTCCAAAGGGGCAAATGTCAAGTCTTTTCTATGCAGGGGATTTTTTTAAATCTGTGAATAATCTAAGAAGTTCAACGCCGCAATCTACTACACGTTCAACTTTTTCTTCAGCACCATCATCATCTAAATCAAATTTATCTTTAGCATATGCAACTAATTCAGATAGTTCATCATCATCCAAATCCATTATTTCTGGAATAACCTCATCAATTTCATTTAATGCTGGTTTTAATTTTTTTAATGGATCAAGAAAATATCTCGCATCTGACCAACTAAATTCACCATCATCTAAGGATTTTTCCACCGCTTCTGATAATGAAAAAATGAAAGTCATTACCTCTTTGGTTTGTTCAATTCCTGCCATAAATTCCTTTCTTTATTTAACTGCTTTTTCTACATCAATTGACCCAGTAGTAGGATCATATTTAATTTTAATATTTAATTCGATTGGCATTATCTTCCCATCCTTCATAGTAATGGGGAGCTTACCTTCTACAGCACCTTTAAGTGCCTCTTTTGCTGTCTTAAAAGCATGTGTGGGATCATCTTTAATTACTTTATCTAATTCTTTTTTTGCAGCATCTGGAATTATAGAATCAATCATTTTTTCAACATGATCTGTTGCTAAATCTTGTGCTTTATCCATCACAAGTCCAGAAATTACATTAAACAGTAAGCCTGCTAACATCACGGTCCTTTCCATATCTTAAATATAACATCGCTCCGGTTCTTTCATCTTCAAGAACAATCGGATCTTTGTAATTTTTTAAACAATATTGTCTAATTTCTTCACCATTATCAATTTCTCCTAATATCTTTCTGTATCTCGCATATTTCTTTTTTCCCAATCTCGCTCTCATAAATGTTGTAGTTGGGACTTTAAAGACTTTTGCTCCAGCAAATCTTCTTGACGGCCCAGGAGGATTAGTACCTAATCCCGCTTGTCCGGTTGTTACAACTGTCGGGCCATCTTCTGGAATTAATAATATTTGTACTTCTTCTTCTTTTAAATATTGTACCATTCCTTGCAAGGAATCATAACATTCTTGAGAATTTATAAACTGTTTAAATTCTTCTTCAAAACTGTTTCTATGATATTCAAAAGATGATGACTGTGGAAAACTTTCCTTAATAATTGTTTCTTCTTTCATAAGAAACAACGCAGCACCAATAGAAGCTATTTTACTTTTTCCACCAGGAAGTTTTTGTAATAATTTTTTTAAATTGAATGCAATAGTATCCATTATCTTATAAGAATCACGTTCTTTAGAAGATAATTCTTTTCTCTTCCTCAAAACTTTACCGTTTTTATCGATGATTCCTAATTTGAAGGCTTCTGTTTTATTAAATGGTGTGGTCAATTTTTTTAAGAATTGATAAGCGAGATAATAATCTACTCCTGTAGTTATTGCAGACATTATAGTTTCCTTAATTCTTGTATTACGTAATCATCCATAAAAATATCACTAGAGTATATATTCTTTCCTCTAATCCCCTCAATCCTATCTGGCATCATAGATAATGATACTAAAAATGGTTTTAATATTGGATAATATTCTTCATGAATTTTAAAAAATAATATCCTAGCAGCATCACGTGCAGGAAAAACATTAGCAAAAACTATCAAATGATTTAAAATTAATCTAGATTTCAGTTCACCTGTTAATCTATAATGATTAAATAATCTTTTTATATAAGTAGTTTTTTTCATATCCTCATGATATTCTGCTTCATCAATACATTGAGGATTATCATACACTTTCATTGCATATAAATTTATATTACCATCTGTTATATCTGAAAATATCATTCTTCATTTGTTTGTGATTTTTCATCAAGAAGCATATTGATAACATTTAATGCACCGTTTGTCATGTGAATCTGATTCGTAAGATTGGTATGCTCTTGGTTCAGAAGTTGAATTCTTTCCGCAAGAGCTTTATTATTTTGAATCAATTCTTCTCGTTTATTTTCAATCTCCTCAATAGAGACTGTTTTCCTGTCATTCTTTGTACTCATAATATACCATAATCAAAAAAAAGTTAAAAAATTAATTATGACTGATGGTTGATCCTTGTGATACGACTTTCCAATTTGTACCATCAAATACAGCCAAAGTCGCCGTACCGGCGTTCCCATCCGTCACCCATGCTACCTGTCCCGCAGTAGTATTTGTATATGCGGTAACATTTCCAGTATTGCTTGACGGAACTTTAAAAAAGTTCTGTATCGTGATCTTTTTATTACTTGGCGATGCTCCTGACGGATCATCGACAACCATAACTAGATCATCTTTAGTAGCCGCCGTCGCAGCAGTCAAGTCTGTTATTTTTTTATCAGCCATTATTTATTCTCCTATTTATTAACTGTCAGCAAATGTTGCATCGTCTGCTGCATCACCAGTAATTGAACCAGAAGCAACTAGAGTTTCATATTGAACTCTCGACCCCTTAGTAATTTTCTTTACCCAACCACCATGAGCAATTCCCATACCGGCAGCATTACCTACAGTTGTTTCTGTAGTGTCTACACCAAAAATAGCGGCGGTATTTCCTGGTAATTGATGTGCACCGTTATCGTGATCGTGTACTACAACAGAACTTGTAGTGTAATTTGTTGAATTAGCAATCCAGCGAGGCTTCGACCCCTCATTGTCGTCCATTGTCCATAAAGACATATCTTTTCTCCTTTAATTATTAAGAACCAAACTTATCTAAAAATCTTTGATAGGCTTGAGGCGATTTAAAACCGAGTTTTTGTGCTTTGCCGCCATCTGCACGAACTGTCTTTTTGACTTCTTTTACAGCTTCTTTAACATGCTCTTTTACAGAATGTTCAGCGCTGTGTTCGTGTTTATCGTGTTCATGTTTATGATGATGTTTCTTACCATGTTCAGCCATATTAACTCCTTTAATTATTCAGCTACTATTTTATAACCCATCTCCACATATTTAGGTATTTTATCCCTCATAACAAATACATATTCTTCTAATTCATAATGTCCTACTGGTTTATCCATAAACATTAGAACATTAGCTCCTGGCCTAACCATTTTTTCCAATTGTTGTAATCTTTCATTTTCAAATTCTGACCAAGAATTACCTTCCATCGTAGCAGGATCTTTTGCATCAACTCTATCTTTTAATGTTTTTAAAACTTCCAATGGAGTAGATGCATGCTTCATTACATTTTCCATTTCATTCGCTTCGTCTACTGGTTTACCGTGTTTATTATGTTGAGCCCAAGCAAATGCATAAGCTTTGTCAGTTCCAACTTTCTTCTTTAGGGCTTTTACTTGATGTTCTCTACCAGGAGGAGCTTCTTCATTTGCAAATTCTTCATATCCTGGATGACTAACCTTTTTAACAAATTTCTCTTTAGATTTAATTGCACGTTCTTTCCATTGTTTTTTAATTAATTCTCTGGTCGGTAAACCTTCTCTATAACTTCTTTCTTCTTTATAGCCCTGTTTTCTATTATGATCTTCAATATCATTTGGATGTTGTATATTAACATTCTTTTCAACTTTTTTTTCTATATCTGGAAGATCATCTGTTTTGCTGATTGCTTTAACATGCTTTTCAAACCGTTTCTTTCTTTTTGCTTTTAAATCTTCAATTAATTTTTTTCTATTGTGCGATTTTTGTTCGAGTTTAGGATTAACAGTCACTTTTTCCTTTTTCTTAGAAAGTTTCATTTTTGGTTCTTCTTTTACTTTTGGTTCTGGTTTTTCTTCCGGTTCAGGAGTTTGATCAAGATCTCCATCATAATTTCCTTCTTCTTCACCTTCATAATCCAATTCCTCTTCATCCTCTTCACCCCCCTCTTCATCTTCTTCTTCACCATTTTCGAATCCATGATGTTTCATTGAAGATCGTAATTCATCGTGATGTCCCTCTTTTTCATCATCTGGTAAAGTATCAAACATAGCTTTAGTAATATGATCTTTATCATGTTTAGGTGATTCTTCTTCACCTTCACCGTTTCCTTCTTCTTCTGCATCTAATCTGCTTTTTACTTCATCCTTTATTTCTGGACTCACTTTAGCGGTTTTTGCCCATTCATCAAATGTTTTACCTTTAGCAATAATCTTTAGTGCATCCATAACAGCGGCTTCATCTCCGTTTGTCTTCTCTTTCTTAGGCGCCTCTTTTGTCTTCTCTTTCTCAGGTGCCTCTTTTGTCTTCTCTTTCTCAGGTGCCGCTTCAGTAACTTGTTGTTTCAACCAAGGAGGTCCACCAGTTATAGTCAATGGTTGAACTTTAGCAGTTCCACTCACATTATTCCCACCAACTGTTAAAACTTGTATAATAGATTCATCTAAAGTTGACATATTATTGTCCTATTCTAATTGAATTATATTTTTGTGCTGATTTTAATGTTTTATTCGCATAATCTACTCTTGCGCCACCAACATTTACTTTTCTATCTGATATTAAAGCCTTATATTTTTTAGCATATTCTTTTTTTACTTTTGCTACTGGGCCTTCTTCTTGTGCTAATTCAACAGTTCCATATCCATCAACCTCTCCCGTGACATCTCTTTGCATTTTATACTTATATGTAGCATAAAGAAGTTTTTCTGCATCTTGTCCTGGAGTATCACCAGCATAGGATTTCACCATCTCAGGAGTTCCCCATTCCAACGGCCCACGCGGATCTACATGTTGTCCAAATCTACCATTTTCTTGTGTGTCTGATGTATTCATTTTACCAGGATGTGGACCCCATGATAAAGATTCTAAAATTTGATATAAAAATGGTCTGTTGAAAATATCCCCCTTTGTACAATTATAATCGTGTTCTATATTTTCAAAAAGTTTATCTATTTTTTTCACAGAATTTTCTATATTATTTTCTAATCCTTCTTTTCCGTGTTCAAACAATAACATATTACTAATTAATTTATCTGTTTCTTTCATCGCTTCAACAACATAAACATTATGCTTTGATTGTGATAATATAATAGCTCTAAGTTCTTTGAAACATTCTTCAACTAAAGGCATATTTGAAAAATATTCTGTTTCATAATTTAAATAAACATATTCATTATCCTTATTTGGTCTATCAACAGTAAGTCTTTCAGGTCTAATTGGCCACTCTTTATCAAACATTGCTTCTGTTAAATTTAATCCCTTTCTAACAT